CCTACTTGCGTGACTTTTTGTTTTTAGATGCAAATTTCTAATTGTTCTTTTGATTCTGTTTCTTTTTGATTAAATACAATTTTAATCAACTACAATTAATTCTGCCCCAGCTGGTAAATTAATTTTTATAAGTTCTAGTAAAAGTTGTTTTGAAAGCTCCTCCCTTAAATCCTGTTCTTGATATTGAAGTTCAAAAAAGTACTTATCAACTTCTTCATCATAATAAAAATTATACTCATGATATGCCGAATTTTCTTCTAACAATTCTCTGTATCCAAGATTAATGCCTATAGGTATAAATTTATCTTTATTTTTTATATCTTTTATGAAATTATCATAGTCATTAAAAGCTCGTATTAAAAGCTCTGAAAACTCATAACTCACACTCACTATATATTTATTTTTAACTTTAATATCTAATTCAAACATCCTTTTTATCTCCTTATGTAAATATTTTTGAAATTTATTTTTGTCTCTACATAAAACCTTTTAATAACAATAGTTTTTCATCTTCATCTAAAGAGTTCAACATCCTGTCTTTTGTATATTTTATAGCATTTTCTAAACTCTTATCTTTTTCGTCTAATTCTAAATCTTTTTTTATGTCATCTACAGTTATATATCTTTTTATATTATTAAGTTGTATTCGTTTTTTTTCAAACTGGCATGATATAGGATTTATATTTTTATAAAAAAACATAGTTTCTATATCATGCCAGTTACTATATTTTTTCTTTTCTATAATAAAAATTCCATTCAGTGTAACGCTTAGCTTTTTAGTTGTTAAATCCCAGTTTTCCCCTAAAATTGTTCTTAAGTCGTTACTTAACTCTTGTAAATGCAATTCTTTATAAGATGTTCCAATTCCAAACAATTTATCTATATAATTAAATACTGTAACTTGAATAAGTTCATCATTTAAAAACTCTGGATATTCCTCTTTTAATTCTCTATATATTAAAGTATTTATTTTATTAAATATTACCCCACGTCTTTTGTTTGCTGTATTCGCTAGTTTCCAAGCAAGGTCTAAGTCGAACTTATTATCTAGTACATAATTAGAATATAGTTCTAACATGCTATTACTTTTACTTTTCTTTACCAAATTATGTATGTCATACGCTCTGTAAGCCTCTAAGCACCCTTTTGAACTTAGTTTCATATCATTATGATACTGCATTAGTGAAAAGCTCTTAGAATCGCTTTTAATCTGTCTATAACCTACTAGAATTTCTTTATGTTCTTTTAAAATTTCTCTTGTTGCATCTTTAATTTCTTTTACAACTTTCTTGTACTCTTTTAACTCTTTTTCATTTGTGCCAACTTCTTTAGCATCAGTTATATTAACATTTTCAAAATATTCTTCTAATAACACTTTAAAACTTTGAATTGTTCTTGTATTGTAATAGTTGCTGTAAACTTGACTTTTTATATATAATTTATCTACTTTATAGCAATTATCTTTTGTACAGTAGTACACATTTGAGTCTATGCGAATTGGCGTTGCATTTATTCCAACTGTTTCAAACTGTAACATGTGTTTAGATACTTTGTTATAAGCATCTTTTAAGATAGTTGCTTTTTCTATATTTTTGTTAACTAGCCATTCAATTTTGTATACATTGCACTCTTCTTCATATTTATTGAATATGTGTACATTTACTTTTTTTAAGTTTCTAAACCTTGCAACATACTGTTTTATAGCTCCAACATCTTTTATATTAACAATAATTATATCTGTGATATCTTTGTTGTTTATATTTACACCAGCTAGGATTGTTGTTGTATTTAAAAGCGTTTCATAGTCTTTCATGTCTGAATTTTTAACTATTCTATTGTACAATTCATTCTCTTCTTTTCCATCTGCATATACAACTCCAACTTTTTTGTTCACTGAATCTCTTATAAATTCTAATGTTGATATATCATTCATCAACATGGCGCTGTTTTTAGATTTATTTATTATGTTAATCATTTCAGTAAAATTTTTATTGTCAAAGTCGTTGTACAATTTAACTTTATATTCTGTTTTTTGCTTTTGAGTGTACTCTATTATGTAGTCATATATTTCAAATTCAAGTTTTGTTGGTGTTGCTGTAATGTCTATTCTTCCTTTGCACTTAGACATTATATTATTTAGATTTTTTATTGCTTTTCCTCGATATGCATCTGTATAAGTTTGATGTATTTCATCAACTACAATTATGTATTCACTTAAGTCTGTGTTTATAAGTTTTTCAGTTTTATCCCAAGTCATTACAACTAAGTTACCATTTTTAAATGCTTCGCTAACAGGTATTTTGTCATATGCTCCTGGTATATCATACTCGTGCATTGCCTGCTCCACATTTGAAGCATTTGGAAGTATGAATAACGCTTTTGTTTTTAATTTTTTTAATGTATTTATAAAGCTATAACTTTTTCCTGCTCCTGTCGGTGCAATAAACAGGGTTTTCCCGCCATTTATCGCGTTGGCTATAGCCGTTTTAATTCCTAGTTTTTTTTCGTTTATATATTTTTTTATTTCATATGTTTCATGTCTATTGAAATTTGAATAATTTTCTTTTTCATGCTCTGCTCTTTCAGCGCTACATTCTTCTAAAAACATCTTATCTATATTATTTTTATTAACATTCTTCATCTTTATCCCTCCAATTTCCACCTGGAGGCTGACGCTCTTTTTTTGATTTTTTGTAATAATTTTACTATTAAAATTACCTTAAAACCATTGTGTTTTTCTACACTTTGTCTTATAATATAAATATAAGTATAGAAAAACAAGGATATATTATCCTTAAGAGAGGTCTAACCTCCGGTGTAAGGAACATGGTTTGTTTGACGGCAAGTACATGTTCCTTGTTTATTTTTTGTAGATTTTTTTAAACCAATTAAAAAAAGTTTTCTGTTCGTTATGATTATAATTATATCACATTTAATTTATAAAAAAATATACTGTTTTAAAAAATCAATTAAATTTTAGAAATAATTTTTTTAAATGTTAAATTTTGCTAAGACTTAGTGTACAAACTAAGTCTTATTTTTTATAATTAAACTGTAAAGGGGGAATGACTTTGTGTTTAATTCAGTAAAAAGATTTTTAAAAACATTAAAAGAACCAGCTTTAACTGAGTTCGATATTGCAAAACAATACGATTTTAGCAAAGAACTTTCTAGTGATATAATCAGTTCTTTTAAAAGTCAAAAAGAAATTGAGTACGAAAAATTTATTAAATTTACAAATTCTAAAAATAAAGTTTTAGAGCATTATATTGTCTTTGATGTAGAGACAACTGGTTTAGATGCTTCCAAAGAAGATATTATCGAGATAGCAGCTATTAAATTTGAAAGGGATGTCCCAAGCGAAATTTTTAGCACATTTGTGAAGCCAAGTAAAAGCATAAGAAAAAAGATAACTGATATAACAGGAATAACAGACGAAGACGTTGTTAATGCTCCAAGCATTGAGGAAGTGCTTCCGCACTTTTTGAATTTTATAGGTGATTATACTCTTATAGCTCATAACGCTATTTTCGATATGGAGTTTATATTAGATAAATTATATAAGAATGGATATAAAAAGGTTACTAATAAGGTTGTAGATACATTAGCTTTATCAAGAAAGTACATAAGAACTTATGAGGGTAAAAGACTAAAAAGTTATTCTTTATCTTCTTTGCATGAAGAATTAGGATTGAATTATAGTTCTCATAGGGCATTGGAAGATTGCAAGAGTTGCGCATCAGTTTATAAAACTTGCAAAAGCGAAATGAAGTTTAAAGATGAATTAGTTTATTAGTTAGTTGTTAAAATATGTTATAATAGTTTTAGCGAGAGAAAGCAATCTGTGTTCAAAAAAGAGCGGAGTCTATACACAAAAGATTATCCTCCCAACGCTATGAGGGGAGGTGAATATGTATGGATAATTTTTTACTTAATGTATTAGCTAGTGTTATTGCTAGTTTAATATTCTATATAATTAGTAAATTATTTAGACAAGTAAAAAACCACTCTGCGCAAAAGAGTGGTTGGGAATTTGATTTAAAAATCAAATTCAGAAAGTCTAAATAATTTTTTATTTCGGACAAAAACTCTACTCTTATGACTAGAATACAGTTCTCTTGCTTTTATTATATCACATTTTTTTAAAAAAGATACAAGTTTATATCATTTTAAATATACCAAAATCTTTATTTTTTACCAAATTTATCTAAAAAATAGGAGAAAACTATTGATTTTGACGCCCCGTCATGATATAATATATTTATAGAGAAGGAGGTGAGAAAGCAAAAAATAAAGAAAGGAGGAACGGGAATGGGGAGATTAGAAAGAAGTAAAAAGAAAAGAGAAAACAAATTTAACATAATTAAAAATGTTTCCTCTTTAATCTTAATACTACTAAATATAGCCCTTGCAATTCTAAGAATTTTAAAAGAATTGTAAAGGTTAAGCCTAGAGGGAATGGCTCTTCCCTTTAGGTGACTTCTTTCTAATATTATAACACATTTCTAAAAAAAACATGAGTGATAAATTTTATAAGATTTGCATTGTTTTAGTTTTAATAACTATAGTTTTAAATATAGTATCTATAGTATTAAACTCTAGTACAAGCAACATACTCGGTTTAGTTTTTAGTGTTGTATTATTACTTTTCTTTATAGTACAACTAAAAAGGAGTTAGTAAAATGGAAAAAAGAGATTTAAAATTCAGCTTCCACAAAGGTGGGAGTGGGTCGTTTACTCCTAGAATGAGTGTTCCAAAACGATGGGCTGATGAAATGGGTATAACAAGAGAAAATCCTAACGTTGTGGCAATATTTGAGGGCGACAAAATAATAATTGAAAAGGCTAAGAATAAATAACTTTTTAAAGAAGGTTGATATTTCTTAGCCTTCTTTTTCAAATTTTACTATAATATAAAAATAATACTGTAATATTATAAAAATATTATTTTAGTATTGTATATACAATATTTTAGTATTTTTAATATAATATATTGGTATTGTAAAAGCAATATGTAAATATTGTATTTATATTATTTGAATATTGTAATTAACAATATTAATATATTGTTGCAATATTATAAAAACAATACTACAATATTATTATAATATTATAAATATAATAATGAGGTGGAGAAAATGGCTAATACAAAGCTACTTACGTACTTTAACATAAAAGGAGGTATCTATAAGACAACAACGTCTATAATGACAGCGTATGAACTTGCAAAAGATAAAGATAAAAAAATTCTCTTATGGGACTTAGATGTACAAGCAAATCTAACACAATATGTTTATGAAATAAATCATAATGATAATACTACATTAGATATTTTAAAAGGGATTAGTGCTAATGATGCAATAGTCAAGTCACCTAATGAAAATTACATTAATGTAGACTTAATTCCTTCTGACATACAAATGGCTAGATTTGAACAAGAGCTATCACCTTTACCAGCCAGAGAAAAATTTTTAGCTCGCTGGTACATGCAAAACTTTAATACTTTGAGTGAGTATGATTATATTATCTGTGATTTATCTCCACGCTATGATTTGACAGCTAAAAATGTGCTTTTCTTAGCAGATAGTATAATTATTCCAATTCAAGATAAAAACATTTCTTCTTTAAGAGGAGCAGAATTATTTAAACAACTCTGGGATGTTGATAGAACCTATTTTGATAAGGAGGATAATATAAAAAGTACTATTTTAGTTGGATTTGAGAAGAAGAAAACTCAAATTAGCGATACTTTCGATTCTTACCTGGAAGGGTTTAACGATATGAGAGATATTATGTTAGATACATACATTAGAAAAAATGAGTTTATAGAGAAGGCACTATTGAAAAAACTATCTCTAACAGATTATACAAAAATAACTAAAGAGCATTTTAGTAGAGAAGAATTTACTAATATGTTAGAAGAATTGAAAAGAAAGGGAGTGTTATAGATGCCAAGTTTCGACAGAGACCTTTTAGTTGATAAGGAAAAACCGATTTTGAAAACTGGAACAATCGTACAAAATGATTCTACAACTACAGACAATAAGACATTAAACATATATAATCTAGTTAATAAGAAAAGTAAAAAGGTAACTATGAGTGCAACGCTTGATGAAGAACTTGTAAACAAATTAAAATCTTTTTCTATTGATATGAATAGCGACGTAAGTAAATTATTAAGCGATATACTAACTCAAATTTTATCTGATGTCACTATAAAAGAAGAGAATTTAAATATATACAATGAGAGAAATAGAAGAAATAAGACTAAGAAAAAGTAAATAATATTATATTTATATTGTTTAGATATTACTTAAATATTGTAATAATAATATTTAAGTAATATTTTAATATTATTATTACAATATATTGATATTGTTTAAATAATATATTTTAACTATAATCTAAAAAGGGGTTGGAAAAAATGGATGTTGAACAATCTAAAAAAATTTATCTAAGCATTGGAAAAGAATTATCTAAAAAAATGACTAAATCAGAGTTGACTAAATTTTCGCAAGAAGTGGCAAACTATTTGCGATATGCTGGACTTGATAAGAATATGAAAATTAAACTGTTTCAAACAATTTTGGAAATGGTGGCAAGGAAAAAAATAACATTATCAAGCGATAGCGAATTTACAGAAGGGATATTACAAAGTGATGAAGCAGAAATGACGACGAATGTAGGATTTATAATCGAAGGATTAAGTTATCATAATGACTAAATCTTTAGTATTAAAAAAGCAGTGTATTTAATAAATACACTGCTTTTATTTCCAAATAGTTAATCTTAAAATAATGCGATATTATATCATTTCTCTATAAATTAAATTGACATTTAAATCCCTCGTAGTTAATCTTAAAAGCGATACTATATACATTAATAATAATACTCTTCTACTTAATTTTCAACTATATTTTGCAATTCTTGTTTACAACTTTCAATGCCTTTTTGTAATTCTTCTAAAAAAACTGATGTGCTATCGTCTATATTTCTTTCAGCAATTTCTTCGAAATTTTCTTTATTGAATTTTTTATAACTATCCCAATCCAAATTTTCCCACTCATTTTCACACCAATTTTCAAATTCTTCATAATCGTTTACGTAACAAATTTCTCCAAGCATATCGTTTAAATGAGTTGGTGCTTGATTTAATGTGAAAATATTAATTTCTTTGTCATTATCTAAAAGTTTAGCCCAAGTTTGAACTGTTAACGCTTCAACTTTTCCTTGTATATCGATATAAATTTTTATATTATTAGTCTCTTTGATTAAACAACTTTCTTTAAAAGCTTTTATAGCTTCTTCCTTTATTTTATCTATATTCATATCTATAACTCTTAAAAATCTTCTAGCTTTTTGTTTATTCATTTTTTATATCCTCCTCTTGATTATCTCTTTCTTTAATTATATTATAAACGTTTGCGTTTATTAGGTCAATGGTTTTTTAAACTTTTCCGTTTATTTCTTTTAAGAATTTTTCTTTGGCTTTTTTGTATGCTTCTTCTGCTTCTCTTATGTTGTCATAGTATCCTAAATTATAATGTGTTTTCTTAAATTCTATCTGTGCGCAGTATTTTCTTTTTTCTTTATTCCAAGAAACTCCTCTAATTTTAGTTTTTGAATTAGGATATGCTTCTGTCTTTTTTATAATAGATAGATTTGTATCATTAATAATGTTTTTTTCTTTATGTACTTTTAATGCTATCTTTGCATTTTTTATATTAGATTCCTTTTTCAAACATCCACATGATTTAGTTCTGCCAGTAGTTAAATTGTTTTCTGTTGTCTTAATCTCATTTCCACAAGAGCACTTACAAATCCAAATACAGTGACCACTTTTAGCTTTTTTATTAGTGTTTTTTAGTGCTGTTAATCTTCCAAACTTTTTATTTGTCAAATCATTTTGCTTAAACTGTGTTTCTTTTTGCAAACATCCACACCCTTTAATTCTTTTTAAACTATCTGCTCTTATCCACTTTTCATTGCCACAATTTTTACATTTACATAGACAGTATTTCCTACTGCTTTTTTGTTCTATGTCTAGTATTGTAAGGTTTTCGAATTTATCTCCAATTTTCAAGCTTATCACATCCTGAACTAATAATATTATTCTACTATTGTAAAAACAAATACAGTGAATTTGATTAAACTCACTGTATTTATTTTTATTACTTTTCTTCATTATAACAATTAATCATATCATTTACATTGTCATATACAATAGAATCTACATCTTCTAAATTGTATTCTTTTCTTCTGTATTCTTCTATAATATCCTCAATGTAAATTATTTCTTCATAAGTATCATTATATACATTTTCATCTATTCCTTGACCCTTGTAAGAAATAAAAAATTCTATTTCATTATTTTTAATGTAAAACCCACATTTATTTATTTCCCAGTTAAAATTGTTATTAACCGCTTCTCTAACGTACTTTTTAATTTCTTTCTTAGTTATTTTTTTCATTTTTAAATCCCCCTTTGTTTATCTTTCTTTAATCATATTATAAACGTTTACGTTTATTAAGTCAATAGTTTTTTAAACATAAACGTTTATTTTTTTTCTTGTCTTTTTAAACTTTTGCGATTATAATATAAATAAAAGGAGTTGTTAAAATGAAAGATGTATTTGAGGAACTAATCTCTATAAAAGATGCTTGTGAACTTTATAAAAAAGGTGAAAGTACGTTAAGACTTAATATAAGAAATGGAAAATTTGTGGAAGGTGTAGACTGTAAAAAATTCGGAACGACATGGGTTTTTAAAAAAACAGCACTTGAAAGAGAATATAACAAAAAGGATAAAAAAATAGAGAGTGGTAACTGATGAAATAGTTACCACTCTCTACAAACTTATTTCTTAATAAAATCTAATGCTTTGTAAAGTGTATCAAATCTATCATTACCTTTTATCACTGTGTAATGCTCTTTAGTA